AAATGGTGCGCCATTTGGATTTGGCATTGCATTTCCATTAGATAACCAAAATGGCGATTATTTTTTACGTACAGACTTTTTACCAAACAGAATGTTTAAATATGATGGGAATAGATGGGTGAAACAAAACGATGATGTTAGAATGACACTAAGCAATACTTTAGAAAAACAAACTCTTAAATCGTCATTTACTAACAATACAAAATCAAGTATAATTGGTGGCGAAGATGTACCAGAACGTCAAAGCTTGTCTAAAGCACTTAGGCCAAAGAAGGATAATTAATGCAACATTTTTATGATGGACAAATAAGACGTTATACTACACAAATGATGCGTATACTCAGTAACTTTCCTGTAATTGACGGCGACGGACAAGTAAAAGATGTTCCTGTTATGTACGGTGATATGACTCGGCAAGTAGCTAATATTATTAGAGAAAACTCTGAAAATAAATTACCTAGTGCTCCTAGAATCAGTGTATATCTTACTGGATTAGAGCTAGACAAAGATCGCCTCACTGATGCTACGTATACTAGAAAAGTTAATATTCGTGAACGACAATACGATGAAATTAATAAAGAATATCTTAATACCGCAGGTAAAGCATATACTGTAGAGAGATTAATTCCTACTCCATACTTAATGAGAGTTAACGCTGATATATGGTCAAGTAATACTGATCAAAAGTTGCAGTTATTAGAACAAATATTAGTACTATTTAATCCCAGTTTAGAAATGCAAACTACAGATAACTTTGTTGATTGGACTAGTATTACTGCTGTGCATCTTGAAAATGTACAATGGAGTAGCAGAAGTGTTCCAGTTGGAGTAGAATCTGAAATAGACATTGCTACTATAAGTTTTAGTGTGCCTATCTATATTAGCCCGCCTACTAAAGTACGCAAAATGGGTGTTATTACAAATATTATAACTAGCATGTTTGATGAGCAAAACGGAACTATTGAAAATGGTATTTCTAAACCGCAACTTAATGCGTACGATGATACTTCTAAGCCTGGAACTTCAACTGATACTAGAGGTACAAGGATTGATTCATTAGCAGGTGGACACTCTGCTAATGTTAATTTTGGACAATATATAGTATACGTAAATCAAGGGAATGCACAATTAGTTGCTAACGGTATTGTTGGTGTTAAAAATTGGAGAGAAGTATTTGGAATACTGCCTAATATATATGCGGCAGGGGTTAGTAGAATATTCCTTACCAGTAACGATAACGATAAAACTGTTACAGGTACTATTGCACTAAATCCGTTAGATGAAGGGCAAATTTCTATTAATTACGACACTGACACTTTTCCAGCAGATACTGTTATTACAAGTAGTACTGGTGCAAGAACATCAGTGGATTATATTATAGATCCTACTAATTACGACCCTACCTCTATAAAAGTATCTGGATTACGATTACTGTTGTTAGATGATGTTGGCGATGCTGGAGCAAATAACATTCCTGCTGCATGGGCAAATAGCAATGGCACTACAGGACTTGTAGCTAGTATTAATGACATAGTTGAATGGGACGGCACAACATGGAATATTATATTCAATGCTTCTGACACTACTACAACAACATATGTTACTAATCTTAATACACAGACACAGTATAGATTTAAAGAAAATGAATGGTTGTTAAGTATAGATGGCGACTATCCAATTGGCTCATGGAGAATAGAGCTCGCTGGTTAAATACTCGTATGAATGCAAGTATTACATGTAGCGGTGCCCTATTTTATACCCTAAGTACAAATAGATTTTTATTCTTACATAGATCTAGCGGCAAAAAATCTAATGTTTGGGGATTAGTTGGAGGCACTAACGAAGGTGCCGAAACACCATGGGAAGGTCTTAAACGTGAAATTACTGAAGAAATTGGCGAGATTCCTGCAATCAAAAAAACACTTCCTTTAGAAAGTTTTCTTAGTAACGACCAAAAGTTTGCATTTCATACATATTTGTGTGTTGTACAAGATGAATTTATTCCTAAATTAAACAAAGAACATGACGGTTATGCATGGTGCAGTTTTACTAAGTGGCCCAAGCCTTTGCATCACGGGCTGCGTAATACCCTACAAAGTAAAATTAACTTAACAAAGTTAGAAACTGTTTTTCAAACAATTAATTTACTTGACAACTAGCCTAAAAGATAGTATAATAGTATTATGAAAGTATTAGTTTTTGGCGATGTAATCGTTGACAAATATATCTACGGAACTTCAACTCGGCTAAGCCCTGAGGCTCCTGTACCGATTGTTAAGTACAACCGCACAATTGAAACGTTAGGCGGAGCAGGACTTGTATACACTAATTTAAAAAGTTTAAGTGTCGATGTTACATTATTCGAAACTGGACAGCCTAGTAGTATTAAGACTAGAGTAATTTGTGACGGACATTACGTTACACGCATTGACGATGATAAAGACGCTGATAGTAATGCTGTACTAGCAAATGTACTAAAGAGTGATTTCTCACAATATAATTATGTTATTCTAAGCGACTATGACAAAGGTGTATTAGATAACTCAAAACAAATTATTGAGCATATAAACAGTCAAGGTTGTAGAGTTATTGTAGATCCTAAGCGTAATGCATGTGAATATAAAGATGCATGGCTTGTAAAGCCTAACAATAAAGAATTTACTAATTTTGAGTTTGACAAATGGCAAGGCAATATTATTACAACTGATGCAGGCAATAACGTTGTTGCTACAATAGATAATATAGAGTATGACATGCTAGTTGAACCTGTAGAAGTATCAGACGTTACAGGCGCAGGGGATTGCTTCTTAGCAGCGTTTGTATATGGATTAACTAAAAATTACAATTACAAGCATTGTTTAGAACTTGCTATTAAAGGATCTAGAGAAGCAGTTAAGCACGTAGGTACACACACGCTTACAGTAAGTGATCTCGAAGAACGCATAGTGTTTACTAACGGATGCTTTGACATACTACACACAGGTCACTTTGAGCTACTAGCTGAGGCAAAGACACTTGGTGGGAAACTAATTGTAGGCATAAATTCAGATGAAAGTGTTAGACGGTTTAAAGGTCCTAAGCGTCCTATCAATAATGTAAACAACCGTAAAAGGCAATTAGAATTATTACCGTGGGTAGACGAAGTAATTGTATTCGACGAGGACACTCCGTACAGATTAATTAAAGAAATAACTCCGCACGTTATTGTAAAGGGCGGCGATTACACAGTAGAACAAGTTGTAGGTCATGATTTGGCTGATGTGCATCTTGTGCCTACAGTTGAAGGTTATTCAACAACACAGATTATAGAGGACATTAAATGAAAATATTAGTTACAGGATACAAAGGATTTATTGGACAAAATATGTGTGCTTATTTGCAAAGTCAAGGGCACGAAGTTGAAGGTTGGGAGTTTATGGAAAATGCTGTTCCTGATCCTAGTGCATACGATTGGGTAATACATCTTGGTGCTATTAGTAGTACAACTTATACTGATGTAGATAATATTATGAATCAAAACTTTGAGTATAGTATGCGACTGTTACAAGTATGTGATAATTATGGAGTAAACTTTCAATATGCTTCTAGTGCCAGCGTATACGGACCTACTACACATTTTACAGAAGACGGTCCGTTACAACCGCAAAGCCCATATGCGTGGAGTAAATATTTGTTTGATAGATTTGTAAAACAGCATAAAGATGAGTTTAATATTCTTGTACAAGGATTTAGGTACTTTAATGTATACGGTCCTCATGAAGGAGACAAAGGCGATCAAGCATCTCCGTATACAAAGTTTAGACTACAGGCACAACAAGACAATGTTATTAATGTATTTGAAGATAGCGAACATTACAAACGTGACTTTGTATGTGTTGGAGATATTTGTAAAGTACACGAAAAAATGCTAAGTGTTGATGCTAGCGACATTTATAATGTTGGCACCGGCGTACCAGAAAGCTTTGATACTGTAGCACAAACTATTGCTAAAAAATATAATGCAGCAATTAATTATATTCCTATTCCGGATAATGTTAAAAATCAATACCAAGAATACACTTGTGCTAACTTAGACAAATTAAATAGTGTTATAGATATGGAATGGATTAGTATAAAGGATTATATAAATGATAATTGAGGACGATAATCATAGTTTTATTCATCCGTGGGGTGAGTTTATCTATAAAAGTTTATTGTCTAATAACGAATTAGTCTTCTTCCAAGAACAAGCAGAGTACGCAAGAGATGGGAAATCAGAAGTAGGCAAGGCATTAGCGGGAAATATCAAAGAACAATATCTTGCAAGTATACAAACATATGAAAATCAAAAAGAAGTATTTAATATACTTGATCCGCATATTAAAAAATATATAAGCTATCTTAGTGACCGTGCTTTATCTTTACAAGAATCTTTTCTTCGGCCAGACTATAAGGATAATGCAATTGATGCAGAAAATTTAAGGTATAATCTTGGACAAGGACCTTGGTTTAACTTTATGAAGAAAAACGAATTTAATCCGTTACATTGTCATACTGGTAATATTAGTGGGATACTTATGATAAAAGTTCCTAAAGAAATTGAAGGAGAACCTGAAACATTTATATTAGAATCTAATCTAAGATGTCCAGGTCAATTAGAATGGATAGGAAGCGGGACGAGGACATATAAAGTAAATCCTAAAGAAGGAGAAATTTATTTATTTGATTCTAGCCTGCGCCATCAGGTTTATCCGTTTCAGAGTGATGTTGAGAGAATAACGTCAAGTTTTAATGTACACCAAGAGGAAATAAAATGAGCAGATTGAATGGACACGTTAAAAAGGGTTGGGGCTACGAACTTATTTGGGCCACTAACGACAAGTACTGTGGGAAAATTATGGTATTCGAAAAAGTGGGTGCAAAATTTAGCATGCACTTCCATAACGAAAAAGACGAAACTTGGTTTGTAAATAGCGGACGATTTAAAGTACGCTGGATCGATACAAAGGATGCAACTATCTTTGAAAAAGAATTAAAAGAAGGCGACACTTGGCATAATCCTCCATTACAGCCGCATCAACTAGAAGCACTTGATCCTATGAGTTCTGTTACAGAAGTTAGTACTCCTGATTCTGTAGAAGATAATTTTAGGCTTATACCAGGTGATAGTCAGTCATTAGAACCGGAACAGTTAGATGATTGAAATTGAATGGAGTGATGAATTTGATAGAGGACCAGATTGGATTGCTCCAAAGTGCGTTGTTGGGTTAGATCGAGATGGTGTAATCAACGAGGATATTGGAACATACTGCTATAGATCAAAAGATTTCAAACCAATTGACGGTAGTATAAAAGCTATTGCAAAGTTACGCAAATTAGGTCACAAAGTTGTAATTATTACAAATCAAGGCGGAATTGAAAAGGGAATATTTACTCAAGATGATGTTGAAAACTTACATAAACATATGTTTGAATTATTTGGTGAAGAAGGATGTCAAAGTATAGATGGATTATACTATAGCGAAAGTAGTAGAAAACAAGACATGTATGCAAAGCCTAATGTTGGTATGTTTAAGCGTTGCGAAAAAGAAGTGCCACATGTAAAATTTTCTCAAGGATATTATGTTGGGGACAAAATATCTGATCTTAAAGCTGCAATGAAGATTGGTGCAAAGCCAATACTAGTACGTACAGGATACGGAAAAGAAACTGAAGAATTAATTAACAAAAGATTTACATATCGATCAATAAAAAAGCGTACCAAAGTATTTGATACGCTTTTAGATTTTGTTAATTACCTCGAACGTTAAGCTTGCGCTTCACCCCACTTAATAATAATATTTGAATTAATATCCGAACCTGTTACCTTATACACGTTAATAGCTAATACGTCTGGACCATTTGGGAATGTTCCTCTACCACCTAGTGGCGTATTAGTAAGTTCTTTCAACGACGATAAGTCTAGTGTAGATCTTTCTCCAGGCACAGCAATGAATGAGAACACAGTTTCTCCTGGTTGGGCATGCGGTGGTTGTACAAATGAAGCTGTAACTGTACCTGACCCAAGTGCTAGTGTACCCGTGTATGAATTATTAAAGTCTACTTGATAAAATGTACTACCGCCCCAAGTCTCTGCTCCAACAAAGCTAACATATGTGTTAGCTGGGAAAGATCCGCCGCTCATAGCAGTAATTTCAGTACCAACAATTACTCCGGCAGTATCAACACTGCTTGTTGTAAAGTAACCATAGTTTTTGTTTACAAGTGCAGCATTATATGCAATAGTAAAGTGATTTGATGAACCCGCAGAAATGTTTCCCGTAGTTCTCTTATTAAGTCTAAAGTATCCGTAGCTGTCATACTGACTAATGTAACCATTCGAAATAGTTGTGTTAGATCGAATGTTAGTTCCTGTAATAGGTTTACCTAAAACAAAATCCATATTACTTGATCCAAATGTAGCTCTATAATCAGCAGCATCTATGTATATGTAACTATTGTTATTATAACTTTGATATTCACCACTATTAAGTACTGCTGTAATAGCACTAACTGATGTTAAGTTAGCTGTAGTAGCTGATTCACCGTCTGTCCATGTAACACCACCACCTGATGCAATTTGAGCAAAGCTAGGCTGTCCGCCTTGTGCAACTCCGCTTAGTCCTGCCCAGTTAACATCACTTGGGTTAAGTGGATAGTTTTGCGGGTTAAGAACACCTTCAATAACAATTCCACCTGCGCCCGAATCTGATGTAACCTCAAGACCCATAAGCAACAACTGTGCTCTGTTTAGTAGTTCCCTTTCACCTAAGTCTCCAACAATAGCGTTAGATACACTCGGTGCTAGTCGCATCATAAATGCTGTTTGTTTTGTAGTACTAACAGCAACGCTTGTTTCAGCGTAACTAAAGATATATCCTCGATCTTCATCAAAGCCACCGTCTGTTAGGAAAGCTGAACCCCAGTGACTAATTAACGGAGTAATTGTTTGTGAAATTATAATAACACCTGTTCTTGCTTGGTGTGTCACAGCCGCACCACCTGTATAACTACGTGATGCTCCTGCTTGGAATGTAATTAAACTGGCAGCTCTAGTAACACCAGTTAATGTATTAGTTTCCATATTATTGCCAGTATATGTCATAACTTCGTTATCAATGTACACTGTAGCATTATATGGAAAGAAACTACTATCAGTTAACTCAATAGTTGTTTGTGAAGTAGTCATTGCAGTTTTAAGCTTGCCTGGAGGGCCTTCGTTAGTTACTTCATAACGTACAGGTAAGTTACCCGAACGCATAAATGCTTCCGTGTTTACGTTTGAGTTACGCATTCTGTGTGCAAATACAAAGTTACCGCTCGAACCACGTACCATCCAATCAATAAATCCAGCACCATACCATGTATACTGAATACCAATCATCTGCATCTTAGCAATGTCCATATTGTAACCACTTGGACCCGTGCCGTCTAATTTGTCTAAGTTAAACTCACTTTGTTTAGCTTTTTTATCGCTTACTAATGCAACTTTTGCACCTGTAATATTTATAACGCCACGCCAATCAGGTGTTACAGTCATTGCCGTATTACTAGACACATGGCTAACAACATGCGTCATTCCTTTAATAATAACTCTGTCACCAGCTTTTAACTGATCTCTAAATCGTGTATTTGTTCCTACAATATTATTTTGATCAACGTTTAATGCAATAGTACCTGCAATTTGTTTTGTACCTGTTCGCTGTACTGCACTCATTTGTGTGCCATCAAATTCCCAAAAGATACCGTTTTGATCATCAAAAATACCTGAACGCACAGTAGCACCGTGCCAGCTTACAACACTCATCTGTGCTGAAAATCCTAGTACAGCGGATGTCGCTCCTAGTCTACGTTTTGATCTAACTTTAAATTTTCTTTCGTCTACTACTGATACTACAGTATAGTCAAACTCTGTTCCTACAGATGTTTCTGTACCACTATTATAACCTTCAGTTTCAATACCAAGTAATCGAATTACTCCGCCAATTTGCACACCGTGGTCGTTATCATCAGTAGTAATTGTAATTAAACTATTAACTTCTAAACCGTCTGATACTACACTTTGTAAATCGTAACTTGGAGCAAATAGCGCACCAGTTGTGTACATAATACCTTTACCTGACTGATATCTAATATACTTTTTACTTTGACGTATTGCCTGTGCTCCATGCTGTGGTCCACCTGTTCCTAACATAACGCCGCCGTCATATGGCCTATGAACAAAGAAGCTATCTGGTCTTGGATACACAGTACCACTTAGAGGAGCGCCGGACACATCAATTGCTCCCGTAGCCCTAGCTTGATATCTCAAACTAGTAATACTAGGTACTTCAGTTGCAAAGAAACTGCCACCAGCTAAGTCATGATTATTACTACCGTCGTCACTAGTTGCAGATACAATAAATGTATCTCCTGGAACTAGTCCATGTGCTGCTGACCAATTAATATTAACAGTTGCTAGTGCAGCATAGCTTACAGTTTGGTTTATGTTAATTTGTGATGTTGTTGCCTCTGATATACTTACTGTTGAAATTATATCAATGTTTGTACCAGGGCTTGCAATAGTATAAGTTGCTTGTACTCCGCTAACTGCTCCGCTTGCTCCGTTAATTGCATTAACATATAGTTCTATATCGTTTAACGGACTCGCACTATTTAAAATAGTACCTGGTAATATAATTCTATCACCTATTTTATAATTTGCACCGCCTGCAAAAACTACAATATTATCGTATGATGTATAATTTCTTCTAACGCTAAATGTAGCACTTGTACCAATATTTGGTTGGGTTGTTCCTGTTACACTAAATGGGCCTGCTGGTTGAGCAGCCGTACCTGCAATAGTTACACCTGAAACATACCCTTGTACTACTGATGATACACTAGTAATTGTTACTGTTGCATCGTTAGCTGGACTTGTACCATATAATGATGTACCCGGAATTACTAACTGTTGCCCTAAGGCATAATCTGCGCCGATAGTTTGTATACTAATATCAGTGTATTCGGTATCAGATAATTCAATAGTAAACACTGCACCACTACCTTGTCTAATGGTAGTGCCCATAGAGCCGGCTGTTCTTCCATTAAATGCTGTTCCTGCTGTGGTGTATGTTAAAATCGCGCCAGCTGCATCAACAGTAGCAATAGTATTTACTACATCATTTGCTGGTGTAGCTCCACCAAAATTGGAGGCGTTACCAGCTACTGTAACTGTTTCTCCTACTAGATAGTTAGTACCACCACCTCCACTTACAATATAACTTGCTCCAGTAATATTGACTGCAAAAGTTGCTCCTGTTCCACTTGTTGTATTTGATGTATAGACTACGTTTGTGTATGTATCATTTCTCTGAGGAGCGTTTGCAGATGTAAACGTTATACTACTTATTGCGCCTGCTGCTCCAACTGTAAGAGCATCAAATGTTACTGCTGCTCCGCCACCGCCTCCTAGTACTGCATCAGCAATAGTAATAGTTGCTCCTGCTGCAACTCCTGTACCTGCAGCAACTATTGTAATATCACTTGCTAGAATCTGTCCCGATGTTGTTATACTATTAATGTCCATAGTAAATGGACTTGCGCCACCGCCGCCTAGTACTGCATCAGCAATAGTAATTGTGTCGCCTGATGTATGACCTGATCCAAACGTTTTTATAACTACAGAAGTAATGGAGCCGCCGCCACCAACAGTAATATCAAATGTTCCAACAGTGCCTGAGCCTGCACTAGTACCTGTTACATTAGTGTATGTCCCTAAGGTTCTTGATGCATTAGCTGCACCATAGTTAGTCATACTGTCTGCGCCACCGGCCGGCCTCACTATAATAGTATATGTTGATCCGCCACCGCCAGTACTAGCTACGCCTGTATATGTTCCCGGAGTTCGACTAGCAGGTACTTGTGTAATATTGTTTATACTTAATATATTTCCGCCGGCGCTAACACCTGACGCCGTTAAATATACATCATTTTGTGGAGAAGCAGATCCTGTGGCTTGTAAAGCATTGCCTGCAATTTTAAGACTTTCGCCAATTACATATCCTGAACCAGCATTATTAATTGCTACTGCTGTAAATGTTCCGTTTAAGTATGTTACATTAAAATTAGCATCGACGCCTGCATTTCCATAAGCAGTATGACCTACAGCACCTAATGTTAAGTAACCATTAAAACAGTTACCTGTGATTGAAGCAGTATTAATGTCGCCGTCACTGTTTACTGAATTAACAAATATAGTAGCATCATGTATTGTTGCTTGGCCGCCTAAATCTGTTCCTGCTATTTTAATCTGGTCGCCTTGTTCGTAATTAATACCAGCTGCTGATATACTGTTTAAAATATATCCGTTAGTTGAATCGCCTGAAGGAGAAATACTAAATGTTGCACCTGTGCCTGCAAAACTAACATTAGTACCTGCAAGGTTAGTGTATGTTACAATGTTACCAATCCTGTCAGCTGTAAACCCTTGACTAAACTGTATACCTTTTCCGCTAGCTCCGGTGCCTACTGTTTGTACATAAGAAGCAACACCGTCTCCTCGATCAACTGCTTGATTTACAACTACACCTGCAATATCATCTACTTCAAGAGTATCACTGCCAGATAGCGTATTGGCTGTAGTTGCTAAGGTTAAAAATGTTCCTCCGCCTGCACTAGTATCAATAATACTAGTTACCTGTGTACCTGATGTAATACTTCCGTGTACTAATGGAGATCCAATTTCTGGTGCAGATCCATCAAATGGTAAAATTGTACTCCCAGAAGCTACTGATAATTGAGTTACAAAAGTGCCAGACGATCCTTGACTGTGGATAGTAAATGTCGGTACACCAATACTTGCTCCTGTATAAAATGCTGCTTTTCTTAACTGGCAGTATGTAGTAACAAGTACTTGACCGCTTGAAGTACCAACTTTTGACTTTGCATAATATGTAAAGGTTTTATCACTTGGTGTAGTATTAATAACAAACGAACCTTCAGCTCTTGATGCGCCTATAATACTGTTTTCTAATGCCTTAATTGTAATAGGTTGACCTGGTTCAAATCCATGTGCTACTACTGTTGTTACTGTAATTAAACTAGCACCAATACCGCTTGTACCAGCACTAGCATCTGTTATAACATTTGACACGGCAGTGTTTGTTGCAGGTATTTCGTATACACTAGGATATCCTCGTAATGTACCAATAGCCGACCACTTAGTAGGTTGCAATCCGTATTCAAAGTCAGCATCAAGCATACTTAACGGATTAGCAATACGCATACGCTCAATGGCATCTGTACCAAAGTCATACGGTCTAGTTGTTACAATACTTTTGCCATTTTCTGTTTGTTCTGCAAATATTTGTAAGTTATCTGTAGATTTATGACTAGAAGTATCATAATTGAACCAGATTCTTGTTACTGCATCTGTAGTTTGCAAATACGTTTTAAAATCAGCATCATACCCTTTGGTAATAAATTTTGTCGTTGCACCTGTTTCAATGTTTGGAAAATTATATATAATTTCATTCTTAGTTGTATTAGTAACTAGTAGTAACTCTTCTAAACCATAACGTCCTTGAACTTTAAGATTGCCAACGCCACTTTCTACTTTGGTTGGAAGTTGGTCAATTCCTAGAGTAATAACATTAATAATAATAGCACTAAGTTCATTAATTCTTAGAATTGCTCCTGCTTCTGCATTATCACCGCTAGTGTCTGTAGTTTGAATTACACCCGTTTGGTTTCCCGAATATGATGTATTAGTGAATAAATAATCTCTAATAATATCTCGTATAATTGCATGCGTTTGTATTTCAGGCTGTCTATCGCCATCAACTTGTGCTACTGAACCTTCCCAATAATACCCTGCAATTTTAGAAGTTTCTTCATTGCCTCCGTATCTAATGTCCCATAAGTATGCATCAAGAACATATCCTACATCTCGTTCACACTTAGATTCATTATATGTATATCCTACAAACCCCGTTGCGTTAGCAGCTACTTGTGCTGCTATCCATGCCGTAGCTTCTTTTTGAATATAATATTTGTTGCCGTAAAGTAATGAGTATGCGTTAGGATATACATATCCTGTGGCACCCATACCAGGCTTAAAGACGTAATTTTTTATTTGCTGTTTTGCCATATTCTTTTAAATCCCAAATGCTATTGCAAACGCTGTTGCTGTTTCATCTACATATTTTTTGTTAGGAACAGCCGTTAATCCTGCTACTGCACCACTTATTGAAGCTGTTGTAAATGCAGCGGTTGCTGGCACTGTTGCTCCAATGGAAGTATTATCAATTGTACTGTTATTTATAGGTCCTACTAGTCGACCATTGACACTATCGACTAGTAATGTACTATTATCTGAATAAACTGATCCGTTTAAGTCACCGGTAACTCCACCTGTTGCTGTGATCATACTTGCTACACTCATTGTTCCGCCAAAGTTTGCATTAAGTCCTACACCTAATCCGCCTGTAACTTTTAAAGCACCTGTTGTCGGGGTTGAGCTTTGTGTTCCGCTAGTTATACTTACTTCACTAAAACTTCTTGTTTGATCTAAAACTTGAATAGTTCCGAATACATCACCAGCTGCATTACCATAATATAAAGTATTAGGAGCACTTAACGGAACTGTCCAAGTTAGTCTACCCGTACTTTTATTTTGGGCTGATGCTGCAACAGTACTATCACTATGCCGTATGCCGGTATTATACAATACTGTAGGCGATAGTCCACTAAAAATATTAAAGGTTAAAGTAGTAAATCCTAAGTCAAATGTAGTAGTTGAATTTCTGTAAACAGTAATGCCAGGTTGATTACTTGCTTGTCCTGAAAATCTAAAATTGCCTGCGCTTTCAATAAAATCATAATCAGCAGCAATTCCTGCTTCGCCGCCTATTGATAATGTTAATGATGAAGCTGAAATGTTACCGTCGGCATCAACCGTAAAGTTCGGGCTTTTAAAGCCGTAGTCTGTTCTTAAAGGTGTGTTAACTGTCGTTGGCATTACTTACTCCATATAGTATATTTAGCCTACTTAGGAATGTCAACTAGTTAACGGATTTTGATTTTGAAAGTAATTTGCAGTGTAAATAAATTTTGCACCTGTATATCCTGTTTTAGCTGTTATTAACAAATCTACATAAGATTGATTAACAGTGACTGACAAGTCTACAAGATCATTACTTAAATTGCTTCTACCAACTACACTTAAATTAGCATAATCAACACCAACTGCAACAATACATTTTATAATTTCTTTGTTAGCATTATCATAATCAATTGATATAGTAAACTCAGCTGTACTAAACTCTCCAGCATGCCATCTTTCTACTTGCGTGTTCGTGTATACTTGCTTCCAAGGGCCGTTGTGAGAAGATGCGCCATTATTTCTTACTAGTAGCGTCTTTTTAATGCCTTCTCTAAAGTAATTTGTAATATTAAACATAATGATCCTTTGTCATTATATTTATCAGTTGTTCCATACTGTAATAAGTTTATTATGTTCAGGCAAATACAAATATTCTATTTCGCTAGTTGTTAAAGTACGTACAGCATCGTCGAGTGTTTCAACTAATGGTTCACCGCCTAGATTAAAACTAGTATTAAAAATAATAGGAATACCTTTCTTTTCTTTAAAAGTTTTAATAATATCATAATAGTGCGGGTTTTGTTCTCTACTTACTGTTTGTATTCTACAAGTACCGTCAACATGAATAATTGCAGGGATTCTATCTTCAACACCTGGCAAGCAGTCAACAGCATACATCATTGTAGGTGAACTATCCATTCCTCGTAAGTCAAACCATTCATGAGCATCTTCTTCTAATATACTACCTGCAAATGGGCGAAAATATTCTCTATGTTTGATTTCATTTACATAATCTT